GAGATTTTTTTTATATTTTTATTCTTCTTTCACTTCAATTTGTGGCTTTGGGTTTGACTTTCGAGACACACTTACAGCCCAAATTATCAAACCAACAATTAATCCAATAATTACGATTCCGAAACCTATATCTTGACCATTCATTTTTTTATATTATGTTATAATACAAGAAAAAAATGCGTTCTTTTACAACTGTCCTGATGGAAGCCTTATTTATCGGTCTTCTTTTACAAGGTTTAGTCACGGGTCTTACGAAATTTGTGTATAAGGGTACGGGTGTTCTAATTTTAGCAGGCGCGTTAATACATTTATTGTTTGAGTATTCGCCTTTCGGCAATATTAATGAAAAGTGGTGTAAAATGATATTTAATTAAAAATTTATAAGATCATCTATAATCAATGATTTTTCATGTTCAAGCTCTTTTAATTCTGTAGACAATTCTTCGTATTGTCTATCTATATCATCATTGTAATCTTCCAGGTAAGTTCTAAAAAAAAGACGCCTGTCACCAACGTCGTGTCCAGCATCAAAAAGTGCATGTACGGTATAATTTCGTAAACGAATACCAAGTTCTCGGGCGCGTCGTTTCACAGCCTCTTCACGAACAACATTTGTCACATTTCGTCTATGTTTAAGTTTTTCCATTTTTTTTAATGTTTCGTGAATTAGTCTATTTACTTCAATAAGATTATCTTCCAATACATAATCACGTAAAGGTTCTGGAACAGGTGGTGGAGGTGTTTGTATAGGTGGTAAATCCACATGCACAAAATCACCACGTCTCGAAGCTGATGGTGGCGGTGTTGTATCGTATATTGTAAGATCATCGAGATTATCTCCAAAAGGGGGTAGTCTAGTAACAGGTGAAAAAGGTATAGGTATATCAACACGTCGAATTCTAAATTCTTCTTCGTCTTCACTTTCAGACTCGGATTCGTATTTGATATAATCGTGAATTTTTTTTATAGAATCACACATTTTAAGATAATCACCTTCAGAAATTATCTTAGAATTGAGGTCGAGGGTTTGCATTAACGAGGTGAGAGCTTCCATTTTTAATGTATTAGTTTTTATTTTGTTTTATTACAACTTAGGTTTGTTATTTTTCTTAAAAGTAAAAGGGCTTCGACAGCCTCTCCAATATCACGGTGTTTTACACAAAATCCAGTTTTTCCCTGGCGACAAAGACAGTTTTCGTAAAGACAATTTGGACGCATTTTTTTTTCTGAACGTATTCGTATCATCTCGTACTTAGGTTTATATTTCATCTTCTTCGAGTTCGGATTCGGATTCTGAATGATATTCACTTTCGTTATCCAAATCATCAATATTACCCGGTAATTCATCGTATAATGTATCCCAATCGACACGACTCGCAATCTCATAATCGTCCATAAAATCGTTATATGAAATTTTATCGTTTACATCGTATTCATCATCGAGATACGTTTTCCAAAACTTGAAATTCTTTTTTGTAATTTTACTCGGAAAGAGTTCAACCGTAAATTCCTCCCCGTTTTTATAATCGCATTGGTTAAGGATATCCTTTTCACTTTCAATGTACAGATCGAAAAAATAGTTTAAAATACCAATAGTTTTGTTATGTATCGGCGACTTTGGTTCGTAAAAAAAGTCAATAAATTGAACTTGACCATAAGACGTGTTTAATTTTCTATTTGAAATACCAATGTATGCAATGTATTTGTATGTATTTTTAGGAATAAGATGCGCAGGGTATCCAAAATCGGCACGTAAACCATACACTTTACAATTTTTACCCACTAGATCCGAGCATAATTCATTAACATCAGAAAGTTCGACAATAGAGGTGCAGTTTTTAAGAAGTTCGTACGTGAGCATGTTTGTATATTACATATTAGATGCTATTGTTTAAGTCCATATCTTCACTGAACGTGTTGTAAAGTTCCGTCCAATCAATACTCCCATAAAGATTGTATTTTTCAACAAATTGCATTAAAGTTTTCTGACATTTAAATTCATGTTTAAAATAATTCATCCAAAAATCAACCCATTCCCCGGGGACCTGTCTCGGAGCAATCATTGTGTTCAACTCATCTTTTGCCAACATTCGTAGTGCTGGTTCGATAATACCCATTCGAGTCCCATTTTCATATTTCTCTTCGTACATAAAGTCAATCATGTGAAGTTTATCATTAAAAGCAGATACACCGATATACGCGATATGATTAAGGCGTTTAGGATTACATTCTCTGGGAAAATTATCTTTTGGTCTTATACCATACACTTGTGAAGGTGTACCGTGTGCAAATTTATCCGTTCTAAAGCTCGATAAAACCCCGTCGAGTTTTTCGAGTCTTTCAAGTTCAACAGTTTGCTTTGTAAGTTCATAAAGAAGAGACATTTTTCATTTTATATTATCTATCATTTCTTCGTCACTTAGGTCTTCTTTAACAATGTTATATGACAGTGTTAAAAGAGCAATTTTATACACAAAAAAACCAAAAAGAGATACACTGCAATTGAAATGAAATGGTACATCGGGATTTGAATTCCATATAGATTCAAAAGCAGCTATACAAATAGGTGGTAAAAATTGCTTAGGAAAAGTGTTACCTTTCTCGATAGTATCAACGTGATTTGAAAGTAAAGTTATATACCCATAAGAAGATAATACACCAAGACACGCTGATAAACCATCTATTGGTTCATGCCCAATGAAATTATATCCTATATATACACTACCAAACTGCAAAGTATTATGTTTTAAACGATTTTTTATAGATTCGTATTCCGAAATACTTTTACGTCTTTTTACGTGACAAACACTTCTTTTTGTTTTTTTAGTTGGGTTTATTATAGTAGACTGTATACATATCATTACATTTTATCTAGTATATTTTCTTTAAACTTTTGTTCTTTTTTATCAAAATCTTTACATCTCTCTATCGATTCATGTAAACGAACTTGTAGTTCGAGTAATTTATCTTCGTGAACGAAGTCATCGGTTGTTAATGGAGATACTTCCCATAAAATACCGAACGCTTTGTTATATGCAAGTTCTCTTTTATAATTTTGATATTCTCTGTATTTAGAGCGTGATAATTCATATGCATACATATTAATATTATTTAACTCAAATTCAGTAAAACAAAAATCACTGTAAGCAGATTCATAGAGTTCCGTACATTTCTCTCCATTTCCGAATAAGTTTATTGAGTCGCTCAGTTTTTTCTCCCATACCGTATTTTTGTTTTTTGGGTGCTCCGGGACACTTGACATTAGAATAGTCGTATTTATTGACTTTGTCCCAGATAACCCTTTGTATATCTTCTGGGAGTTCGTTTGTCGCTTGACAAAACGAGAGAATGTAGTCGTACGTGTGTAAGGCGATATAGTCATCCATTTCATTTTACATTTTTAAAAATAACTTTTGTACTTAGGTTTTTTAGGAACTTCTAAAATTACAGTTTCGTTAGCTTCATTTTTTGTAGTAATATAATCATAATCACATAATCTTACAGATCGAGACATTTCATTTTCTTTAATTTTTGGTTTCGGTGCTAATAAATTACATACACTTGAATAAAATGTATACATTACTATTTTTTATCATTATTTTTTTATATTATACATACAAGATGGTATCACTCCAGGATTTACCTAAAAAAGTTCAATATATTATTATAGATTCTGAATATGTAAAAGGAACAAATAATACGTTTAGTGTAGATCTTACACTCGAATCAAATTTACATTTAGAAGAAATGTCACAGGTATGCGGTGTAAAACCGGTAGATTTTTACATAACACAAATAGGTGAAAACGATCTAACTGGTAATACAAATGTTGCAAAATATGTAGATATTATATGTCCTGATATACCTAAACGTGGACAAATATTAAACGAACGTAATGGTGAAATTCTTGCGCGTGTACCATTAGAACGAAGTTTTACAGGGAGTAATGATTTTATTATGCGTGATAAACAATGGAGATCATTTCAAAGACAAACTAATTTTTTTAACCCTATATCTATACAAAAACTTCATTTTGAGATATATGAATCACAGGGTGATCAAGACTATGCATTACTTCAACCAGATGCGTCGTGGTATATGGTTCTTGAAATAACAACAATAGATGTCAAAGAAAAACCGACTGACAGAGAACTTCAAATATTAGAAGCTTTACGTAAACTTATAGGCAAGATAGATGAACTTAACATAAA